AAACCGTCAAAGAACTAAAATGCTTATGGCGGACGCACAAATGCGTCATGCAGAAAAAATGGCGAATGGAGAAGCGGAATATCAAGGTAAATTATTAGAATCAAGAAATTCGGACTGGAAAGACGAATTCATTTTATTATTGCTTTCGGCTCCAATTGCGTTATTATCATGGGCAGTGTTTTCGGACGATCCAAGTGCGATGGAAAAAATGAAATTGTTCTTTGAATACTTTTCACAACTTCCATTTTGGTATCAAACGATTTTTGTAGGCGTCATTGCGAGCGTTTACGGATTAAAAGCAACTGATTTAATTAAAAGGAAATAAACAATGTCAGGTAGATTTAATATAATAAAAACTTTTTTAAAAGGTTCAAAAAAACCACAAACTATTTCAAGTGTAAATCCAAATGTAGGTAATTTAAAAAAGAACAAAGAAACTATGGATAGGCTTATAAAAACTACTGACAAGTATGTTTTAGCTGCAGATAAAAAAGGTTTTAAAGATCTAGCTAGAGATCTTAGAAAAACAGGATCTAAATCTTTACAAAAACCAGAAAAAATTTTAACAAATAAATCTACTGGTCCAAGAGTTAAAAGAAAATTTGGTTCACCTAAATCTGGTGAAAAAGTTCCAAGCAAATTAAAAGGTTTTGCAAAACTACCTGAAAAAGTTCAAGAAAAAATAAATAAAAAATTAGCTAAGAAGGTATAATGACATTACTTACAAAAGGAATGGGATCAGTTTTAAAAGGTTTAAAAACTAATAAAAAAACTTCTGGATCTTATTTAATAAAAGATCCTAAACCTATAATAAAAAAAGCAACAGATCCTGATGTTATAAAATTAGATAAACAAATAAAAATTGCTAAAAATGTAGGAATTGGAACAGCCGGTGCAATTGCAGGAGCAGGTGTATATGGTAAAGCAAAAAAAGCTTTTAAAAAAGACGATAAGAAGAAATAATGTCAAATAAATATCACATAACTAAAGAAGGCAAAAAAGCAAAAAAAGGTCTTTGGTATAACATTCATCAAAAAAGAAAACGTGGTGAGAAAATGAGAAAAAAAGGTGATAAGGGTGCACCTACAGCAAAGGCTATTAAAAGATCTCAAGCGTAATGTACAGAAAGCAGTTTAGGTCTGGAAGTAAATCACCAGCGTGGCAACGTAAAGAAGGTAAGTCTGAGTCTGGTGGATTAAATAAAAAAGGTGTTGCATCTTATAGAGCAGCAAACCCAGGTTCTAAATTAAAAACTGCAGTTACAACTAAACCATCAAAATTAAAAAAAGGATCTAAAGCTGCCAAGAGACGAAAGAGTTTTTGCGCAAGAATGTCCGGGATGAAAAAGAGACTTACTTCAGCTAAAACTGCAAGAGATCCAAATTCAAGAATAAATAAATCATTAAGAAAGTGGAATTGCTAATGTTTGATAATTTTATGTATAAAATATTAGGTGCAATTGATAACTTTTTTATTGCAATAGAGGAGGCTTATGAGAGACTCAAAAACAATAGAATCTTTTCTTCAAAAAAAAGAAAAAGAAAGTAAACAACGATCTTTATTTAAAGATTTGAAAAAAGAAGTGGATACCGGAGCAAACGGTACTCAAAAATATGTTATTAAGAAAGGCGAAAACAAAGGAAAGGTAGCGGATATAAATGCAATTAGAAACAGTAATAAACAAAGTTCTTAGATACTTAAATAATAGATTGGATGCACTGTCTACAAACGTCACTTCTGGTGGGGTTGACAGTATGGAAAATTACAAGTATATAATAGGACAAATAAATGCCTATGAGGCAACTAAACAGGAAATCTCTAACCTGCTAGAAGATAAGGAGCAAAAAAATGAAACTGAGAGATCAGAAGAGTGAAAAAATAATAATGCCCGACAATGAATTAGTCGGCGTTAAAAAATCAGAAAATAAATCCGAAAAAAAAGAAGAACCTAAACTACCAAAACCTACGGGTTGGAGAATGTTAGTTTTGCCTTTCAAAATGAAAGATAAAACTAAAGGTGGTTTATTGTTAGCTGAAGATACTTTGGAGCGACAGCAAGTTGCTTCTCAAGTAGGTTTGGTATTGGCTATGGGTCCAGACTGTTATAAGGATAAGGAGAGATATCCCGATGGTCCATGGTGCAAGGTCAATGATTGGGTGATGTTTGCAAGGTATGCAGGATCACGAATCAAAATAGATGGTGGCGAGATTCGTCTGCTAAACGACGATGAAGTTTTAGCAACAATTGATAGTCCAGAGGACATCTTGCATGAGTTCTAAAACATAGGAAGGAGACGCTATGCCAGAAGAAGAAAACAAAACAGTAGATATTGATACATCAGGTCCTGATGCTACAGTAGATATTGAAGAAACAAAAGATGAGTCTGTTGTTGAAACAGCCTCAGAGAATCAAGAAACATCGAACACGGAACAAGGGACAGAAGAAACTACACAAGAAACAAGTAAGAAGGATGACGAATTAGAAGACTACAGTAAAGGTGTTCAAGCTCGTATTGCGAAATTAACTCGTAAAATGAGAGAAGCCGAAAGAAGGGAAAAAGCAGCAGTTGATTATGCTAGAGCTGTAGAAGAAAAAAGAAAAGCATTGGAAGAAAGGTTTGAAAAAACTGATTCTGAATATGTTAAGAAATTTGAAACAAGTATCAAGACTGGTTTAGAAGCTGCACAAAAAGAATTAGCAGCAGCTATTGAAGCAGGTGATGCAGCGGGTCAAGTTGAAGCTAACAAAAGAATCGCACAACTTACATTTGAGAATGCGAAACTTGAAGTAGCTAAAGAAGGGCGAGAGATTAAACAAAAGCAGGTAGAAACACCTGTACAACCAGCGCAGACGTATCAAACAATGGATACATCTGAGGCGTCAAATCCAGATCCTAGAGCAGAAGATTGGGCAGCTAAAAACCCATGGTTTGGTACGGATAGAGCTATGACTTATACGGCTTTTGAAATACACAAAGATCTGACTGAAAAGGAAGGATATGACCCTAACTCGGACGAGTATTATGCAGAAGTTGACAAAAGAATCAGAGTTGACTTTCCTCATAAATTTGGTAATACTAATACTAAGCAATCGACGGCTCCTGTTCAGACAGTTGCTTCAGCTTCAAGAAGCGTTAAGCCAGGTCGCAAAACTGTGAAACTCACTTCATCACAGGTAGCAATAGCTAAAAAATTAGGAGTGCCACTCGAAGAATACGCAAAACAACTAAAACACGCGAAGGAAGGAGCGTAACATGGAAAAAGAAAATAAAACTTCACGTGCGGACCAAACACGGTCAAAGTCTGAAAGACCAAAAGTGTGGGTTCCACCATCTTCTCTAGATGCACCCCCTGCACCTGATGGATTCAGGTATAGATGGATTAGAGCAGAGAGCGTAGGCTTTCAAGATACTAAAAACATAACTGGAAGATTAAGAGAAGGTTATGAACTTGTTAGATCTGAAGAAGTTGAAAATGCATCTGACTATCCTGTTGTCGAAGACGGCAAATACAAGGGAGTGATTGGGGTAGGTGGCCTTTTACTTGCGAAGGTACCAACAGAGATCGCGCAACAACGTCAAGAGTATATGACTAACCGTCATAAACAAAGAGACGAAGCAGTTAAAAACGATCTTATGAAGGAGCAGGACCAGAGGATGCCAATCAATGTTGATAGGCAGTCTCGTGTAACCTTCGGTGGTACAAAGAAATAATTTTTTTGTTATTTCTAGTTCATCGAATTAAACTAACAACTAAACTATTGTAATAGGAGACAATAATATGGCTAATAGAAACACACAAGGTTTCGGTTTAGTTCCTGCAGGAACGCTAGGACAAACTCCAGCGACTTCTGGTCAAGGAAAATATAAAATCGACGCCGGCTATACAACTACTATCTACAATGGCGGAGCTGTAGCTAGCGCTGCAGGTTATATAGTTAATGGTCAAACAGCAGCTGCACCAATCATTGGTGTGCTGAATGGGATATTCTACAATGCGGCTAACACTTTAAAGCCAACTTGGTCGAATTTCTACCTTCAACCAATTACACCTGCAAACAGCGAAGACATCGACGCTTTTGTAATAGACAACCCAACACAACAATATGTAGTAGCAACTGATGACGAAGTGGCACAAGCAGGGTATTTAGAAACTTATGATATGAATACTTCTACTGGTGACAACACAACTGGTAAATCAGAAGCAACTTTAAATATTGGTGTAACAGGTAATGACGACAAACAATTCAGATTATTAAGATCAGCAGAAGATCCAGAAAACGATACTAATGCTGCTTTTAGATCTGTTGTAGTTGTTCCTAACTTGTTAGAACTACAATCGTAATAGGAGAATAGGAGAATAAATTATGGCTATATCACGATCACAACTAGTTAAAGAACTAGAGCCAGGATTGAATGCACTATTCGGCCTGGAATATAAAAGGTATGAAAATCAGCATGCTGAGATTTATACTACAGAGTCATCTGACAGAGCTTTTGAAGAAGAAGTTATGTTATCTGGCTTTGCAAACGCACAAGTAAAAGGTGAAGGTGC